TTTCGACAATGCTTCAGAAGCATACACAGCTCGTTACTCACATGAGACAATCTCATTGGCTTTCGCGCTTACTGAAGAAGCAATGGAAGATAACCTATATGACCGTCTTGGTGCACGTTACACACGCGCACTGGCACGTTCAATGGCACACACCAAGCAAGTTAAATCTGCCGCAACGCTAAACAATGCGTTTGACAGCAACTTCGCTGGTGGTGACGGCAAAGAGCTTTGCGCGGCTGACCACCCACTTGCTGGTGGTGGCACATTCCGTAACGAGCCATCAACTGCTGCTGACCTTAACGAAACTTCACTTGAGAATGCCTTAATTGACATCTCAACTTTCGTTGATGAGCGTAACTTGATTATCGCCCTGCGCGGTACCAAGCTTATCGTTCCACCACAGCTTCAGTTCGTTGCTGACCGTCTGCTAGAGTCTACACTGCGTGTAGGCACAGCCGACAATGATGTAAACGCAATCCGTAACATGGGTATGCTTCCAGAGGGTTATACAATTAACCACTTCTTGACAGACCCAGATGCGTTCTTCATCAAGACAGATGCGCCAAATGGCTTTAAGCACTTTGAGCGTACTCCAATGTCTACAGGCATGGAAGCTGACTTCGACTCAGGCAACATGCGCTTTAAAGCTCGTGAGCGTTATAGCTTTGGCTATTCCGACCCACGCGCAGTGTTCGGTTCACCGGGCGCATAAAGCGAACAAATGTTCGGAAAGGGGCGGCTTCACAGCCGCCCTTTTTTATTGTATAGTTAATTACCCCTGACAGTTGCATGGAGCGACTGACACTAGCCACGACAGGAGATTTAAATGGCTAACACTACCTTTTCAGGTCCGATTATTTCAACTAACGGATTCCAATCTACAGGCATTGCCTTTGCTGACCTACCAGCAGCATCCACCACTACAGGCCGTATTATTTTTTGCTCTGATGCCCTAAAGGCTTCTGAGTCATCAGGTAATGGCACAGGAAACCTTGTGTTTTCTGACGGAACAAACTACATCCGTGTGGACACTGGCGCGACTGCCGCTGCTTAATAGGAGGCTATTATGGCTGGTCCAGTAAAAGCCTTTAACCACGCTCAAGGAGCCAGTGCGGCTGTTGTAGGCCCTGCTCGCTCTCGTATTCGTCAGATTGTTATATATGCCGCAGCATCAGGCGCGTTTACTATTAAAAATGGTAGCGCCTCTGGTGAAACATTGCTTCAGCAAAGTTTTGGCGCTGGCTTGCATCATTTAAATATTCCTGATGATGGAATCCTTGCCACAGATGGCGCATATATTTCTGCGTTTACAGGCTCAAGCAATATATTGACTATATTTCTGTCTTAAAATGGCTGGCAACGAGGTAAAAACAAAGCATATTCACGCTTCTGCAAGCCTCTTGTCAGGTCGTGGTCGGTTGATGGGTTTGGTTGTAAATCACAAAACTGGCGTATCAGGAAATATAATTCTATATGACAACACCGCCGCGAGCGGTTCTGTTTTAATAGAGGTTGATGAAAGTGTTGCTGGGACGTTTGATATAGTTTTCCCTGGTGATGGGGTTTTGTATGAAACAGGAGTCTATGCGACTCTGCCAGCAAACACATCCTTAACTGTTTTTTATCAACAGGGTTAGTTATGGCACGCAAAAAAGAAAAACCCATTCGCAAGACCACTGGTAAGGGCGGTAACTACCGTAAGACCAAATCAGGTGCGGGTATGACAAAGAAGGGTGTTGCTGCGTATCGCAAGGCAAATCCTGGTTCCAAGCTTAAAACCGCTGTGACAGGCAAGGTTAAAAAAGGTTCTGCGGCGGCAAAACGCCGTAAATCATTCTGCGCTCGCAGCGCTGGTCAAATGAAGAAATTTCCCAAAGCGGCTAAAAACCCCAATAGCCGTTTGAGACAGGCGAGGCGTAGATGGAAATGCTAGTTAAGATTTTGATAGGTGTAATAGGTTTTTTTACAGCTTTATCTGTGCCATTTATTGGCTGGGTGGGGATAAGTATTGTTGATATGAAGGTTGACCTAGCAGAGACACACGCAAAGGTTGACGCCAATTATCAAATGATTAGGCCTATGTGGGAACAATTTATTTCGGAGAAAAAAATTGCCAATATCACGCTCGCAGATGTCCAAGCAAATCAGCAGTCCGGGGAGTAAAAAAATGCCAAAAGATGCTTGTTATAAGAAAGTAAAAGCTCGATACAGAGTTTTCCCAAGCGCGTATGCAAGCGGCGCTATTGCCAAATGCAGAAAAGTGGGTGCCAAGAACTGGGGGAATAAGTCCAAAGCAAAGAAAATGCGTGGTGGTGGTGCTGTAATGAGAGACAAGCCAACATCTATGTATTAATGGGGCGAGTATGGCGGTTAGAAAAACAAAAGCTGGAGCTAATCTCAAGAGGTGGTTCAAAGAGGACTGGAAGGATGTCCGCACGGGGAAAGCGTGTGGGCGTGGCAAGGGAGAAAAACGGGGTACTCCATATTGTCGCCCCTCTAAAAGAGTGTCTTCTAAAACTCCCAAAACATCCAAAGAGATGACCGCAGCCGAAAAACGTAGTAGAATAGCCCAGAAGAAGCGCATTGGTCAGCCATCAGGAAAGCCTCGCCGCGTTAAGTCTTTGAAGAGAAAGAAGAAATAAATGGCAGTTTCAGGCTCTACAAATTTTGAATTAGACGTAGCTGATTATATAGAGGAGGCTTTTGAGCGTTGCGGCTTAGAAGTGCGTAATGGTTACGATTTGAAAACAGCCAAACGCTCGATGAATTTAATGTTTGCAGAATGGGCGAACAGAGGGCTAAACCAATGGACAATCGAGCAGAGAACTCAAGTTGTTACTCAGGGGACAGCCGCCTATTCTATGGGCACAGATGTTATTGACGTTCTTTCTATGGTTGTTCGGCAAGGCTCAGGGGCGTCTCAGGCCGACATAAATATGAGCAGAATTAGCCGTGACGCATTTTTAAGCATTCCTAACAAAAATACTCAAGCTCGCCCTAGTCAGTTTTTTATAGACAGACAAATAACGCCAGAAATAAACGTGTGGCCTACACCGAGCAACAGTACAGATACTCTTGTTTTTGATGTTTTGACAAGATTAGATGACGCTGACAAAACAACCAATACTGTATTTGTTCCGTTTAGATTTTACCCTTGTTTGGCGGCTGGTTTGGCGTATTACCTAGCGATTAAAAAAGCTCCTGATAAAGTCACTATGCTAAAGTCATTTTATGAAGAGGAGCTTGCAAGGGCCTTATCTGAAGACAGAGACAGAGCCTCATTTAACATATCCCCAAGTTTACAAAACTACAGGATTGGGTAATGTCTAAATTTGCCGCTGGTAAATATGCTTATGGAACATCTGACCGTTCTGGCTTTCGTTACCGTTTGAGCGATATGCGTATGGAGTGGAATGGATTTTTTGTGGGCAAAGATGAGTGGGAGCCAAAGCACCCTCAGTTAGAGCCGAAAAGACGAGGAACGGATGCGGAGGCGTTAAGAAACCCAAGGCCTGAAAACAATATTATTTCTGCTACAGTTTCTTTTCCTATTTTTAACACGCAAACCTTAATATACAATCTCTCTGCAAAGGGTATTGGCAAGGCTGGCACTGTAGTTGCGACAGGTGGCGGCGTTGTTATAGCGCAAACATTTACTGTAACAGTTTCTAACCCTGGTTCTGGCAATAAATATTTTATAGACAGCGTTCAGCAAGATACAGTTAATTTGACGGAGGGTAACACCTATAGGTTTGACCAATCTGATGCCAGCAATTCAGGTCATCCCTTGAGGTTTTCGGCTACGTCAAACGGCACTCATGGCGGCGGCACTCAGTACACAACAGGCGTTACCATCAATGGCACCCCAGGAAGTGCTGGTGCTTACACAGAAATTACTGTAGCTTCTGGAGCGCCAACTCTGTATTATTACTGTACAAACCATAGTGGCATGGGTGGTCAGGCGAACACCCCGTAGGAGTAAGTATGGCTATTTCAACAGCTATGTGCGTAAGTTTTAAAAAAGAATTACTTGAGGCAGAGCACGATTTTACAACAGATACTTTTAAAATTGCTTTGTTTTCTAACACTGCAACTTTAAATTCATCCACTACTGCGTATTCTGTCTCTAATGAGGTCACTGGAGCAGGCTACACTGCTGGCGGCGCAACCCTTACTGTGGTTGCCCCAGCAACAAGTGGTAATTCAGCTTTTGTGGATTTTTCTGACGTTACCTTTACTAGCTCAACGATAACTGCTCGTGGCGCGTTAATCTACAACAGCAGTAAGTCAAATAAAGCTGTAGTTGTGGTGGATTTTGGCTCTGACGTCACCACTAATAACGCAACATTTACGATTACAATGCCCGCAGCTAGTGTTGGTAATGCGATTGTGAGGATAGAATAATGTCATTTACATACACACAATTGCAAGACGCTATAAAAGATTTTGCGGAAAACACAGAAACCTCTTTTGTGAACAATCTGCACGTTTTTATAAGCGGTGCGGAAGACCGCATATTTAGTCTTGTTGACCTTGAGCTTTTTCGTAAGAACGCCACATCTACTTTAACAAATAATGACCCGTTCCTGTCTGTGCCGTCAGACTATATGTCTCCATTTTCTTTGCAGATAACAACATCCGGCAGCGAGGATTTTCTTTTAATAAAAGATGTAAACTTTGTTCAACAATACTCAATAGACGCAGGGGCAAACGCCACACCAAGATATTACGGTGTTTTTGATGTGGATAATTTTATTTTGAGCCCCACACCTAATCAAGCATATACAGTAGAACTCCACTATTATTATCGTCCAGCAAGCATAACTGCTGGTGCGGGTAGTGGCACATCATGGTTGAGCGAGAACGCCCCTAACGCTCTTCTTTACGGTTCGCTTGTAGAAGCGTATACTTACATGAAAGGTGAAGCTGATATGATGCAACTGTATGAGCAAAGGTTTGCACAGGAGCTTCAGCGGTTGAAGGATTTGGCGGAAGCCAGAGAGAACTCAGACGCATATCGCAGGGGTTTACCTGATAGGCCAAGGACTTAGGAGTTAAAAATGGCAACAAGTAATGCAGCAACCACCTATCTGGAGAACAAGATTCTTGACTTCTTGTTTAAGAACAACTCCAGTTCATTCACCACACCAGGCAACAGCATTTATGTTGGTTTGGCAACAGCAGTATCTGATGCAGAAGCTGGCTCATTAACAGAGGCAACCTTTGGCGCGTATGCTCGTCAGCAGGTTAACGCCGCTGGTTGGACGTTGGCTTCTGGCTCAACTGACCAGCAGACAGTTACCAACGCGGCGAACATTGAGTATGCAGCCTCTACTGGCACAAGCAATACGGTGACACATGCGTTTATTGTTGACGCAGCCTCAAGCGGTAACATTCTGTTTATTGGTGCACTGGATGCGTCTAAGACCATTGCTACGGGTGATATCTTCCGTATCAATGCTGGGAACCTTACAATCGAGTTAAAGTAATGGCACTCGTTCTGAAAGACCGCGTGAAAGAAACAACAGCCACCACAGGCACTGGCACATATACTCTTGCTGGTGCAGTTGGTGGTTTTGAGGCGTTTAGTCAAATAGGTGATGGCAACACCACCTATTATTCTTGCACGGATGGAACCGACTTTGAGATAGGCATTGGAACCTACACAGCATCTGGTACAACCTTGGCTCGTACCACAATATTGCAGTCTAGTAATTCTGATGCGGCAGTTAGTTGGTCGTCTGGTACTCGCACCATCTTCTGTACGTTGCCAGCAGAGAAGATGATATTTAACGATGCAAGCGGAACCGCGCAAAACTTTACAGAACAGGACCCGAATGCGTTGGCATTCGCAATAGCATTGGGATAAAAAAATGGCTAACGCATTTAAAACATTTACAGATACCGCAGTGGGCACAGCAAACGCCGATGTTTACACCTGTCCCAGTTCAACAGAAACAACAATTATTGGCCTGAATATAGCTAATATACTGACTACTTCAATCACGGTAAACGTACAGCTAATTAATAACGATGGTGACAATGTGCATATTGTGAAGTCGGCTGTTGTACCTGTTGGCTCGTCACTGGTGGCTGTCGGCGGCGACCAAAAGATTGTAATGAACGCTTCAGATATATTGAGGATAACTGCAAGTCAGGCATCTGCCGCAGACGTTACGCTGTCAGTGTTGGAGATTACCTAATGGCCCTTAGTACCATTGACACAAATCAGGTCAAGAACGCTGGGATTAAGAACGAGGATATGTTGGCTAGTACAGCTACCAATCCTTTTCGTTCTAACGCCACAAGCATTGATACCGCGCTGACTGTTGCGTCAACGGAGAACGCTGGTGCGTTTGGGCCTATAACTATTTCTGCAACGATTACTGTTAATGGAGTACTGACCGTTGTCTAGTAAGATACTTGTAGATGAACTAGCTGGTAAGACCGCCGCAGGTAACATCACTATTACCAGTGAAGGCGGTTCTGCTACCATGCAGTTGCAACAGGGGTTGGCGAAGGCTTGGGGTCAACTTACCAGCATATCTACGACCGCTATGCAAGACAGTCTAAATGTTGCTTCTGTAACAGACAATGGAACAGGAAGTTCGGACTTGAATTGGAGTAATGTATTTAACAACGATGACTATGCCACCACTACATCTGCGGAGCGTAGTTCATTTTATCATGCGATAGGACATAGTACAGCAAACACTGCGACAAATCACTTTACTTTAAATACTACAAACACATCTTGGAACGCAGAGGACGCTGAAGAAGTACACTTTATATCTATGGGAGACCTAGCATAATGGTTGGTATTGTAAAAGTAGATACATTACAGAACAATGCTGGCACGAGTTCCGTGGGCATGGATTATGTGGTCAATGGTAGTGCGAAGGCTTGGTGTGATTTAATTTTTAGTCACGACAGCTACAATGATAGCCTTAACTTTTCCAGCCTTACAGATAATGGTACTGGTGACGGAACAGGAACATTTACGTCAGCATTTGCAAATGATGACTATGCTCCTACTTGCTCCATGAAAAGTGGTGGTTCAACAAATCGTAATGCTGTAGTCAACACTGTCACAACAACAACAATACAGATGGTAACAGGGCTTACAGCCTCAGATAGCAAGCAAGACTATAATTCTGCTTATATAATTTGTGGAGACCTCGCGTAATGGCATCAGAAATGTATGTAGATACAATTGCTGCCAGCGATGGCACCAGCCCTGCTACTCTTACCAAGCAACAGGCCAACAAAGGTCATTTTTCGTATAATCAAGCGACTAATACACTTGCTACTGAAACATTTAATATGAGTTCAGCCACAGATAAATCAACGGGAAAATTTAATGTTACATACACCAATGCAATGGCACAAGCAAATCATCCTGTAACATATTTGGCAGATGCGGCTAACTTTCATTGGGATGAGGGCGAGGATGCTAGAACAACAACAAATACAGGTACGTTTTTAAATTGGAATAGCGCACACAGTTCTAATATAGACACGCAGTTTAGCACTGCGGCTACGCACGGAGGCCTAGCATAATGGCATATGTAGGCGCACAACCGCAGAACCAGTTAGTCAAGATTTCTAGCCAGAGCTTCAATGGCGATGGTTCGACAACAGTGTTCTCGCTTAACTTAGCTGTTAATTCTAGCGAAGAGTTGGAAGTGTTTGTTGACAATCTCCAGCAGGAGCCAGGTTCGACCAAGGCTTACACCGCAGCGGGTACC